TTGTCAAAAAGGCGATCGGAAACGGTAAAACTATACTATTGACGGGTTTAGACGGTGATTATAAACAGGGCAAAATAGGTGAAATTTTAGACTGTATACCTCTCGCCGATAAAGTTTTCAAATTGTCAGCTATGTGTATGAAATGTATGGATGGGACACACGGGCCATTCACAAAGCGTCTAGTTGATAATAACCAGACGGAACTTATAGGTGGTAAAGAAATGTACATGGCTGTTTGTAGAAAACATTTATAATTATATTTTCTCAGTGTAGAATAAATGAACCCAACAGTTTCAGTAAAAGACCCATCTTTGACCGATACACAAATTAGCTTATTAGCCATACCAACTATAACAGTTTTTACAATTGCTATTCTTATTCTATTGAGTAAGCATTTGAGAAAAAGTCCAGCTGCATATATTTCTCTATTTATCTCATGTACCCATTTGTACCATCATTACACACTTGTACGTCTACAAAACAAATATTAGATATATAAAGTAATAAAGTGTATATTATATAAACATGTTTATGATTGAAGAACCGTATGGTATAACACAATTCCAGGCCTGGATAATATCACTTACATTAGGAATAGTATTGATTAAACGTAAACGGCGTGGTGAAAATTATATTCAGTAATTATATATGCGTGTTCGGTTAAAAAAAAGTCCACGTATTGATAAAAAGTTTAGAGTTACTTTTGAAAATGGGAAAATAGTTGATTTTGGGGCAAGAGGGTACTCAGACTATACAATACACAAAAACCCTTTGCGTATGCGTTCATACGTAACGCGACACGGTGGGTTTGTTCCTCATATGGTACAAAAACAAACCGATCCTAAACTAGTTCATAAAAATATGCTCGATGTGACTCGAAGCGATAAAGAAAACTGGACAAAAACAGGTTTTTTTACTGCAGGATTTTGGTCAAGATGGATTTTATGGAGTCATCCAGATTTTGAAGGTGCGAAAAAGATTATATCTAAGAAGTTTGGTTTATCTTTTCTTTAAGACCACGACGTTTAAGGTTTTCTTTTAAAGCAGTCATTAAATTTGCGCGTGGATCGCGTTTAGTTGGTACTGGTGGTGCACGTGGAACAGGTGGAGCGCGTGGAACAGGTTGTGAAACTCGACGAACTCTTGGAACAGTTGGTTCCATTGTTTGTAAAAGAGATTTACACGTTCGTAAGAGTTTTTTAGATTCACGAACCTGGATTTCCAAAGATGGTGATCGCCGTCTTTGAATTTTCATTTTAAGTTCCTTTTCACTCAAAGGAAAACGTTTCCCTTTAATTTTTTTAGTTACACGAAGACCAAGACGTTTTGCTTCGTCTTTTAACAAATCGATCTTCATTTATATTACTCAATATTTTTCTTTGATAAATATAAATGGATAGGTTATCTCAAATTTTATTTATATGTTTTTTGTCTTCTATTTTAACATGTACTGATAGTTTCATAACAATGACAGTACCTAACAAGGTTTCAAATGTTACTAAGATGATTTCATCTTTATCAAATAGTATGTTATGCTTAGCGTGTTTGTATATATTACTTATTGATCGATAATCAAAAGAAATTATCTGTTCTGTACATTTTTGCCTGAAACGAACCCGATTGTCCTAAAACCGATACAGATTCGTTACCGTAAAATTCGGGGCACCCAATATCTTCCATACAATCACGCGCTTCGTGTGTAATTGGAAGTGAATACATTTGATCACCGGGTGTTGTGGTATAATAATGATATCTATCACGTCTACCTCGAACTTCTTTACCATATAAGGGTAAAGTTTCGTCATCATTACCAACTAATATTCCCATTTGTTGAACATGTCCTGGTTTATATTCTTTTATAGGTGGTTCACGATATTCTTTTTCTGTAGGAATTCTTACCGGTACTCTAACTGGAACAGCGACTCTAACTGGGACTTTTTCTTGTTTTTTTATAATTATAGGATTATATAATTGATATGCAATAATAGAAATAAGTACCGTTATAGTAAAAATTAAAAGTTTACTTTTTGTCTTATTCTTCATTTATATATACCAATATTATATTATTTTGAAAAACGTTTTTTCAATTCTTTAAGTGGACTCAAATCAACTCTATTTAATCTAAATTGTACGAGTAACCATAAAAAGAATAAAACACTTTTTAATAAATTGTTAGCTGCAGTATCGTCCATTTTGTATATAGGTCCAACAACGCGTCCAAAAAAGGTTTCTTCTTTTTTATTACCCGTAACAACCATTTCCATTTGTGTTAATGCACATGTATCATCATTTACTGACCAATGGAAGAATATAAATGGTACTAAAATCGAATAAAACTCGAGATTTTGTTTATTTTTCATGAAAGGAACAACGAGCATTGTTATGAAAAAAAGTAAATGAGTGAAGAATATAATATTCATATCTATTAGTATGACAGAAGAAAAGAAATTGCCAAAGATTTGGCATCTCCAACAGGAAAAGATACTTAAGTCCTGGGGAGAAGCTGCTGCCTGTTACAGGTATATGCATTATCAAGCCTATTGTTCATTCAAAAACCTAAGTATGAAGTTTACAATACCATTGATTATTGTAAGTACTATTACAGGCACCGCTAACTTTGCACAGGAAACTTTTCCACCCACAGTACAACCGTTTGTACCATCAGCGATTGGTGGACTTAATCTTATTACGGCGATCGCAACAACTATAATGCAATTTCTTAAAATTAATGAATTAATGGAAGGACATAGAGTTGCTTCTGTACAATACGGTAAAATTTCGAGAACTATTCGTCTCGAACTCACACTACCACTTTCAGAAAGAACATTAAACGGAACTGCTATGATTGAAAATATGCGAGCTGAATATGATCGTTTAATAGAACAATCTCCAAATGTACCTAAAAGAATGATAGATTCATTTGAACGCGAGTTTCCTGATGATAATGCATTCTTCAAACCAGAGATTATGCATATACAACCTATAATACCATTCAAGGCTATAGCTGAAAATACAATTATTACTAAATTGAAAGATGCTGTAGGTGGTGCCGCAAAAAGAGAACTTAAAAAGGAACTCGAAGGTATACGTGGCAATTTTCAAACATCTAAAAGAATAATAAAATCTGATATAGAAGGGAAACAGCAACGTGCTGATGAAATTTCGGATCTAAAAGGTAAAGGACTTGTGAGTCTGAAAGGTGATCTCATGAATGAAATACGACGTAGAACTGAACTTATGGAAGTTGTTACGGAAATACCAAAAGAAGAGGGAGAAGAAGACCAAACAGATACATCTAAAGAATAAGAGAAATACGATTTGATAGATAAGCAATCATGACAAATATGGATAAGTTAAAGATACCAAAACATAATACGTAAGGAGCAACTTTTCTTTTTAAAGGGTCTACTATACGTTTTTGAAGAATATCATTATCCAAAAAAATATCTAAAGCTTGATTAGCGAGATCATTTTCATCACCTGACGACATGGATTCCTTTGTTATTATAAAAAAAGAAAAAAAGATAAAAGAATTATCGATTCATGATAAAGAAATAACATTATTGAAAAAATATATAGAATCCGGTAAAAATGTATTTTTATGTGGATCATCTGGTTACGGTAAAAGTTTCATAATTAATCAGGTCTTTGATAAATGTAATAGTATTGAAATATGGGATGACCCTCTTCAAAAAAAAGATATATTTATGGATACGATAAAAACCTCAAATATGTACACGTACATAGAAGATTATGAAATTGATTCGTATAAATACAAATATATAATTGAAGATGTTTCGAATGGTATGAGTATAAGTAAAAAACCACTTGTTGTAACATCAAAAAGTGTTCATTTTATAGATAACTTTACAACCGTTATAATACCAAGGGCGAAACCTGAAGAAATAATGAAATTAAAACCAAATCATGTAAATTCTTTGTTAGCCGCAAACAAGTGTTTGGGTAATATATACAATTTCTTTAGTTATTTAGATTTCCCTTACGATAAGGATATATTTAAAGCACCTAGAGATCAAATAGTAGATATTTTATGTAACGGGCATGATATAAATATATGCGATACTTTTATTGAACATGGTCACATGTGGTCACTTATCCAAGAAAATTACATAGATTGTGTCACTGATAATATAGAAAAAATAACACAATCACTGTCTTTAGCAGATCTTTACGATTCTGAATTATATAAAGGAGATTGGGACATTATGCCTTTGTTTGTACTAAACACCATAAAAATACCTAGAAAATATTTTACAAAAAAAATGTCTCCAGAAAATATTAGACCGGGTAGGTTTTGGACAAAATTTGGTAACCAGAGAATGCGTGAACAGAAAATAAGAAGTATACAAGTACGTTCAATGTCCAATTTTAAACACCATGAATTTATGTTATTTAGAATGTACGCGCAAAAGGGTGATGTTTCTAAATTTATAGAATATA